GGCCGTATTCGGCGGCAAGACCTATCCTGAGAAGGCAAAGGTCAAGGTCAGCGATTTCGAGCCTGCCACGATGGGCAACCTGATCTCCATGCTGGGCAAGACTGCCAACGGCAAGGATCGTGACCCGGATGATCTGATCCTGCTGGTCAACCCGCAGGATTACTACCTGCGCGTGATGCCTGCAACCACCGTGCGTGCCCCGGATGGCACCTACCGCAACGACATTTTCCCTGTTCCCCTGACCGTCATCAAGACCGCTGCGCTGCCGCGTGGTCAGGCTGTATTCGGTATCGGTCGTTTGTACTTTGCACCGGTCGGCATGAACAAGAACGGCCGCATCGAGTACAGCGACGATTACCACTTCCTCGAGGACGAGCGCGTCTATCTGATCAAGCTGTATGCCAACGGCTTCCCCGTGGACAACAACGCCTTCCTGAATCTGGACATTACCGGCCTGCAGCCCATGACCTACCGCGTTACTACCGTTCCCGCGCCTGCCGTATCCAATGATGCAAGCCTGAGCGCCCTGAAGCTGGGCAGCCTGAACCTGACCCCGGGCTTTACCTCCAGCAATGTGACCTATACGGCGACTACCTCGGCAGCCTCCAACACCATCACCGCGACCCCCGCTAACGCTGGCGCTAAGGTCAAAGTGGAAGTGGGCGGCAAGGAGATCGAGAACGGCAAGCCTGCGACCTGGAGCGATGGCAGCACCACCGTAACCATTACCGTGACCGCGGCAGACGGCGAGACCGCCAAGACCTACACCGTCACGGTCACCAAGTCCTGACCATGATCGGGATGTATGACACTGCGCTGCTGCCAGACATCAAAAACTATCTTGATATCACATGGTCGGATGATGCACTGGATAAGAAAATCTGGGACATCACAGTAGCCGGTATGCTCTATCTGGATAGCAAGATCGGCACAGCGCAGGACTACACACAGCCCGGGCTTGCCCGCGCGCTGCTGATGGACTATGTGCGCTACACCCGCGACGGCGCAGCGGATATTTTTGAGCACAATTATCTGCACCTGCTGCTTGCGGCGAGAAACGAAAGGCTGGTGAATGATTTTGCAGAGAACACGCAAAAGCCCGACCCGCCCTGACACGGAGGTCAGCCAGACCTTCAACAGCGGGGTCGTGCAGATATTTTCCACCCGGGATGCCGCACCGGTCGGGCACTCCCCTGTTGTGGAGTGCACGGCAAAGTGCACCCTGCGGTACGAGGAGCAGCGCCTTGGCATCAATCGGCTGTACCTGAGCCGTCAGAATCAGGCGGAGGTCGTCCGGGTAATCCGCGTGCCGGCACCGCAGAGCATCGCTATTTCCAGCCAGGACGAAGCCCAGACCGAGGACGGCAGACACTACCGCATCGACACGGTACAGGCCGTTCGAAGCTGGCCCCCTGCGCTGGATCTGGCGTTGCGTGCCGTGGAACATGACTATGACAACAGCTTGCAGGAGGGCACCAAGGATGACGTGGTATGAGTGCATCATTGCTGCCCACACAGCTGTTACAGGCCGTGTAAGCCGCGGCGGGCGGATGAAGTCCAAGCGGTATTTCGTCTGGCAGGAAGAAGCGCCGGACGACCTTATTGCGGACGGTAAGCACATCGAACGTGCCATGATCGGCACGACAGACTTGTTTACCTCGATGGAGTTCGACCCGTGGTGCGAAGCGCTGGAAAAATCTTTTGACGATTCCGAGCATATCGCGTGGGAGAGGCTTCAACCCATGTATGAAGCTGATACAAAAATCTGGCATTACCGCTGGCGGTGGGAGGTGTCTGGCTGTGGCTAGGATCGAAGCAAAAGGGCTGGATGCTTACATGAAAGAGCTTCAGAAGCTGAACCAAAGCACCGATGATGTATGCAAAGCTGGCGTTTATGCCGGTGCAAAAGTCATGGGTGACAAAATCAAAGCTGCCGTTGACACGATTCCAATTCACAGCCTGCCGTCCGGGCAGGAGCAGTATTATGCCCACTCCAATGGACCGCCCATGAACGGATTAAGCCAGCAGCAGGCTGATGACCTGAAAAAAGGGTTCGGCATTGCAAAATTCAGCCATGAAAATTATGCGTGGAATACAAAGCTTGGCTTCAACGGATACAACAGCATCCAGACCAAAGGGCATCCGAAAGGACAGCCGAATGCGCTGATTGCTCGCTGCGTAGAAGGCGGCACAAGCGTGTGGATTGCAACTCCGTTTGTTGCTCCTTCCGTCCGAAAAGGACGAAAAGAAACGGAAGCCGCCATGGGGCAGGCTGTTGAAAAAAAGATAAAAGAAACAATCGACAAATAACCTGCGCAGGGTGTCCACAGTGGACACCCTGCTTTTTTGTATGAAAGGAGAAAACACATGGTAACTACTGGTTTTTCCAATGTGCATATTGCTACTTACGCTTCTGAGAGCGGCGTTGTGTCCTACAGCGGCGTGCGCAAGCTGGGGCGCTCGGTGAGCATGAGCACCGATATTTCCACCAGTGATGACAACAAGTTTTACGCCGATGACCGGCTGGCAGAAACCGAGACCGGCTCTGCCTTCACCGATGGCAGCGGCACCTGCACCGTGGACGGCCTGACCGCAGAGGAAGAGGCTTTCATTATGGGCCTGAAAGCCGGCAACTCTGTAACGCCGGACGAGGGCACCGCGGTGGAGACCTACGAGTACGGCGCATCTATGGATCCGCCTTATCTGGGGCTGGGCGCAGTCAAGAAGGTGCAGAAGGACGGCAAGAGCATGTGGAAGGCAATCATCCTGTGCAAGATCCGCTTCAAGGTGCCCAAAGACGATGCCGAGACGCAGGGTGAGCAGATCGACTGGCAGACCCAGGATCTGGACTTCAGCATTATGCGCGATGACAGCGCTATGAACCGGTGGAAGATCATCCCCAAGAAGGAGTTTGACACCGAGGCAGCGGCGGTTGCGTTTATCAAGAAGGCACTGGGAGGTGCAGCATGATCGAGGACAAGTACATCGTATTCGCGCACGTCAAGGATGATGAGTACCCCATGTGCCTGACGATCAAGGCACTTTCTGCGCTGGAAAGCACTTACGGCTCGGTGGACAATATTTTTGGCGTTGCCAAGGAAGCCACAAAAACCGGCCGCGTTGCCGACCTTGCAAAGGCGGCACTGACCATTGCACCCGTGCTTGCGGATGCAGGCCGGGACTATGTGCGGGAGATGGCGGCAGAATCCAACGATAAGGAATTTCAGGACATGGCACAGAGCCTGCCGGACTTCCCTGCTGCTGCGGAGCTGGAAAAGAGCATGACGTGGGCAGAGTGCCGCGCACTGTGGAACGACTGCGTTACCGCAATTGCGCGCGGCTCCGGCCGCGAGGTGGAGGCTGAACCGGACAACAGCGCAAAAAACGCGGAAAGCGCCATGTGATACAGCTTAACAGAACGTGGTTTCTGTTTTACGGCCGCAAACTGGGCATGAATGAGCATCAGGTGCATTCGTGCCCGGTGGGCCGTATGTTGGATTATATGGCGTGTATGCAGATAGAAAACGGCGCAAACCAGAAACTCTACGCCACCGTGGACGATCTGGAAAAAATACGGTAAGGAGGTGAACGCATGGCAAAAACGGACATTGGTCCCAAAATAAGCGTTGAGGGCGAAAAAGAATACCGGCAGCAGATGCAAAACATCATTGCCCGGCAGAAAGAGTATGCCGCTGAGCTGAAGTCTACCACGGCGTCTATGGACGAGAACACCTCCGCAGAACAGCGCGCATCCTCGGTAGCGGCAGTGCTGCGCAAGCAGATCGCTGCGAAAACAGAAGCTATTTCTGCACAAAATTTAGTTCTGCAAAAAGCTGTTCTTAAATATGGCGAATCCAGCACAGAAGCGTCAAAGCTTCGGACGTCAATTTACAACACCAACGCAGAACTTCTCAATTTGAAAGGCCGCTTACATGATGCAGAAAATGGTCTTGGAGAGTTTGCGTCTAAAGCAGATGACGCAAAAGGAAGCTTAGAAGGCCTTGCAAGCGCAGATACCGGTAGTAGTATGTTTGACGGGCTGCAATCGGCAGTCACAAAGGGAAGCATTGCGGCAAATCTGTTCAGCACAGTTTCGGGGAAAATCATTGAAGCTGGAAAGCAGGTCGTGTCGACCGGTGTGCAATACAATGCGCAGCTGGAACAGTACCAGACAGCACTGACCAATATGCTGGGCAGCGAAGCAGAAGCCGTTGCTCTTTTGGACGAGATCAAACAGGACGCTGCCAAAACACCGTTTGATACTGCCGGTCTGGTAAAAGCAAACGAATTGCTTATTTCTACCGGCGTAGATGCCGAAAGTTCCCGCAGAACCATTCTTGCATTGGGTGATGCAGTTTCTGCTACCGGCGGCGGCAATGAAGAGTTGAGCCGCATGGCGCAAAACTTGCAGCAGATCCGGAATGCGGGCAAGGCGACCAGCGCGGATATCAAGCAGTTTGCCTACGCCGGCATAGATGTTTACGGCATTCTTGCGGACTACACCGGAAAGTCTGCCGAAGAAGTGCAGAAAATGACAGTCACTTATGACTTGTTATCTAATGCGCTTATTTCGGCGGCTGACGAGGGCGGCCGCTATTTTAACTCCATGAGCACCCAAAGCGAGACGCTGAATGGTCAGTGGAGCACGCTAAAAGATAACGCCACGCAGCTTGCCGGTCTTATGACAGGGGATCTTACGGACGGGATAAAGGTCGTAGTCGGGCACATGAATGACCTTACTGTTGCCGCGTCAGAAGCGTATGACACGGGTGGATGGTTTGGTCTGGCAGATGCAATTGCCTCTAACATCCCGATAGTCTCGGAACTTAAAACCGGGTTTGAGAATGCTACAACTGCCGCGATCAATTTTTTGGATCGTGCCAGTTATGCGCTGAACAAAGGCCTTGGCAAAAATGCTTACGCCGGATACAACAGCTACGAGGATTACCAAAAAGACCAGAAGAAAAAATCAAGTCAAACTGAAGAGGCTCGGCGAAAAGCGAGAGAAGAACGCGGAAGAAAACATGCAGAGCGCGTTCGGCAGGCACAAGCAGAAGCCGCATCGAATTATATTGTCCCTACTTACAACGGTTCCGGCAGCAGTGGTAGAAACAGCAGAAGCGGCGGCTCTGGCGGCAGAAGGACTACCACAAAAACCGCTCAGGACACCAAAAAGCTGGCGAAATCCGTTACCAACACCTCCAAGCAGCTGTTGCAGGGTACGGAAAACATTGTGGGTGCAATCAGTCGCACAGTGGAAACGACTGACAATACTTACAAAGTCTATGATGGCACGACCAAGAAGCTGAAGGACACCACGACTGAAACTGTCCAGACCATCACGGACAGCTGGACGGAAATGGTGGACGGCGTTGAAACGCAGTTTAAGCGGGTGCAGACCCTGACGGACGGCGTTGTGACCTCTGAAAAAGTGACAAGCTCCATTGCAGATGAAGTCGCTAAAAAGTCCGTCCATACCCGTGCGGAGACCCTGACGGCGGCGCAGGCGGAGATAGACGAAGCTATTGGCTACGTCAGCCGGACTGCCCAGACCTCTACCGAAACCAAGAAAGTGCTTAACGCTGAGACCGGCGAACTGGAAGATACCGTTGTATCTGCCACAAAGGTAGTTACAGACTGCTATAAGCGCATTGTGGAAGGCCAGGAACAGACCGTAGAGCGCACCACCACTTACACCAACGGCATTGTAACGGATGTCAACGAAAAGGTTACCGACCTGAACACCAGCATCAAATACACCGAGGGCGCTCTGGGCGGCTTTTCCAAGTTTGTGCTGGATCTGGATTCTAAGCTGGGCGGGCTGGAAAAGGTTGCAAGAAACCTGACAAAAAGCCCTCTGGGGCAGTGGTTCAGCGATCTTGCGCAGGGCTACCGCGCAAGTGACAGTTTTTGGGAGAACATCGACGTCCCGGGAACGCTTATCAGTGGCCTGACCGGCGCTGCACAGGGCTTTCAACTGACCGGAAACTGGGCGGGCGCACTTGCCGGTGGAATATTTGGCATCGCGGGAAAATTGCTCGGCACTTCCATCAGCACCGAGGCCGGAAGCTGGGGCGCTGACCTTGTGACCGGCCTTGCAAAGGGCATTCTGGGCAATGGCGGTATTATCGCTAAGGCTGTTTCGTGGATCGGCGGCATTATAAAGGGCTTTCTGCATTTTTCGCGCCCAGACGAAGGACCATTGCGGGAGTACGAGAAGTGGATGCCGGATATGATCCAAGGCATGGCGGACGGCATCCGCGACAACGCTTACCTGCTGCAGGAGGCTGCCGCAGACCTTGGCGGAAAGCTGAAAATGCAGTTGCAGTACGATGTGGGCAGTGCAAACGGCTTTGCGCAGGTGGCTACCAACTCCCGCACGGTGAGCATGGGTGGCATTAACGTCAATGTGTACCCGTCTGAGGGCATGGACGAGGAGCGCTTTGCCCAGTACACCATTACACGACTTACACAGATGATCAACGAGGAGGCGGCAGCCAGTGGAGAAGTACCTGTATTTTAACGGGCACAGCAGCACCGAGTACTGCTGCCATATCGAACACAAACCCAGCATCCCTACCCCGAACCGCAAGTATGAGGAGTACGAGGTTGCAGGCCGGAATGGCAAGCTGCACGCGGATCAGGGACAGTATGAAAATATCACGGTGTCGTATCAGCTGTATTTCCACGGCAGAAACCCTACCCCGGAGCAGCTGCGCAGCATTAAGGCGTGGCTTTGCGGTACACCGGGTGCCTATCCGCTCTCGGACGGATACGACCCGGAGTATTTTTATCGCGGCATTGCAAAGATGGGCGATACCAGCAATATTCTGGACAAATACGGCCGGTTTACGGTGAAGTTTGACTGTGATCCGCGGCACTTCCTACGCTCCGGGCAGGAGCTGCAGGAGATGACGAATGGTCAGGTGCTGCTGAACCCGCTGGATCAGGTGGCGCTCCCCTATTTTGAGGTGATCGGAAACGGCGAAGAAGGCGAGCTGACGGTGAACGGAAAAGCGTTTGGCATGAAGCCGCCCGCCGATAACACCGTGCG